GGCGCACACGCGCCGGAAAGGGAGTGAACATGAGCTACACACTGACGACAGATCATCCGTCCAGTTCCTACGGCCAGCCTGTGTTAGTCGACGGCGAGGGGCGAGCCTACGGCCCCGGCGATTGGATTATCGGTCCATATGGTGTGCCGGTCAATGCCGGACTCTATGCTCGAGAGCGCGAGGGACTGGATTTCGACCGTGAAGATGTCACGGCGTTTGTAGGAATTTCGTGATTTTCCCCTCGGCCCGCCTGCGCGGGGGGCGGGGATTTTTAGGGGAGAGGAGTCCGCGAAAATCATATGATGGGCGCGCACGCGCCGGCCGGAGGGCGTGCGGCCAGGCGGCTCGAAGCCTCGAAGCCTCGAAGCCTTGATGGATGGTTACGGTTTTAGCGGTCATCCAGAAGATAAAGGATGTTACAGGAGTCGTCAGGCCGCGCACGGCGCGATCAGACGCGCTAAAAATCGTCTAGACAGGCTCGGCCTGGAAGAATGGTATATCCGTCACGATGGAATCGTTCGGGATTCAGAAAAATGGAAAATATTAGGTGTGAGAGTCCTGGAGGTACGATGAGTATCCAAGGTGGGAATTTTTAGGCGCACACGCGCCTTCACCCATGCCTTTTTTTTGAAGGAGGCAAGAGCATGAGATTTTGGATTTTGTCATTCGTCGCCGTTTCCGGTCTTGCGGTACTCAGTTTAAGAGGAAACGATATTCGGCCTTCATTGACCGAGGAAGTCAGCCCTGTCATCGCATTGGTGAGGCGTTGGGAGGGTTGCCGCTTGGATTCGTACCTATGCCCAGCCGGACGGTGGACAATAGGGTACGGGCACACGCGGGATGTGCAGGAGGGGATGTCCATATCGCAGGAGGAAGCGGAGCAAATGCTGGAAGCCGATTTGGACTGGATGCGGGACATGGTACGATGCCATGTGCTGGTTCCCATCAACCGGAATCAGGAAGCCGCGCTGGTGTCGTTCGTGTACAATGTCGGGGAAACGGCGTTCAAAAAGTCCACGATGTTAAGGAAACTTAACGGGAAGGACTACGACGGCGCGGCGGACGAGTTTGGGAGATGGATATATGCCGGAGGCAAGCCGATGGACGGATTGAGAAACAGGCGGATGGATGAGGAGAAACTTTTCATGAGGAAACCATGACGGAATACATAGATCACGTCTGCGTCGTGTGTGAGGGGGCCTTGGATGACGTGGAAGTGCACGTTTGCGAATGGTGTAACTTTCCGGTATGCGAGAAATGTGTGAATTACAGCCGGAGTGAGGGCGGACTGGAATGGAGTCCGGAAGGGGATTCGAGCGAGGTGTCGATAACGAAATTGATCCCCTATTGTGGGGAATGCGACGAAGGCGGCGAAACAAAACTGGCCGCGCTCGCGGCGAGAGGCCTTCCGTTCAAATCAGTCTGGTAGGAGGTTGATATGCAGTTACAGCAAGGAGACGTGACGTTTGAGACGGTGGAGAAGCGTCCAGAGGGATTGAAGAAGTTGATTCCTGTGGATGGGAAATATGTTTTGGCAGAAGGCGAGGCGACGGGACACGCGCATACGATTTTGCCGGATGGTGATGGTGTGGATGTCTACGTTGCGGACGACGGAACAATCTATGCGGACGTGAAAACGGATTCGGATGTTTCGCATCAGGAGCATGGGACGGTCAAGCTCATGCCCGCGCTGTGGAGGATTGGCCGCATCCTCACGAAGAATTGGATCACGCGAATGACAGAAAATGTGGTGGACTGATGAAAAAATGGGATTTGACTGAAGAGCACAAAAAGCAAATTCCAGCTTGGAATGAACGATGGAAGGAATTGATTCTATCCACAGAACACATTGATTTCGAGAGGACGAAAGAAGCGGTGTTGAATATGTACGACGCGGCTGGACTTGCGCGTCCGTTAAATGTTGTCAGGGTTCCGTCTGCTATGGTCGGGGCGATTGTATTCGGATGCGCGGCGGTGTACTGGAAACACATGAAGAATAATTCTGACGCGCACACTACCAACCTAGACACCTCCACCTACACTGCCGTTGACGCCACCAACTACACCGCCGCTGCCACCTCAGAAGCCACCACTTATGCTGCCATCCGTACCTCTGCCTCCACCACCGCCGCCGCCACCTTCGCCGCATCCCGCTCCACCACCTCCGCCGCCGCCGTCGCCGCCACCCGCGCCATCACCTACGACGCAACCACCTCCTCCGCAATCGATCTTGCCACCGAAACCACCACATACGAAGCCACCATCGACTCCGCCACCCGCGTAGCTACCTCCGCCTCCTCCGCCGCCACCTCGAACTTAAACATGACGGAGCACGCGAATTTCAGCATGATATTCGATGTGGCATATTCCGTTGTATCGAAAAAACTAGGGAAAGATGTCAGGGAAGAATGTTTGGATGCCGTTAGGAAATGGAGCATTTTTTATAATGGAGGCTCCGAATGGGCATCGTGGTGTTGTTATCTGTCATTCGTAAGGGACGTGATCGGATGGAAGCATCCGTCTCACAAGAATTATGCGTTCTACGAGCAGGCCGCTATTCACGGAGGCCCCCGCTTCGTGCACGAAAAGTTCGTTCTGCTCTGCGACAGGGCGAAAATGAGAAAGATGGATTCAAGAAACCAGCTTCATTGCGAGAATGGAGCGGCTATAGAGTGGAATTGCGGGACGAAACTTTATTATCTGAATGGCACGAAGATGAAACCGGAACACGTATTGACACCCTCGGAAAAACTAGACCCTGAATTGGTGGTCAAGGAAGAAAATTTGAACGTGAAAAGGGAATTGCTTCGCAAGATAGGACTTGAGCGATTCATTCACAAGATGGGAGCGATCACGCTGGACAAACGCGGAGATTATGAATTGCTTTCCATCGACAAGATTGGTGAGATAAAGAATTGCCGGTTTCTCAAGATGAGAAATCCATCCATCGGAGTCTGGCATGTGGAGGAGGTGGATGAGAAATGCAATACGGTGCAGGAATCTATTAACTGGCGGGCGTATGGAGATAGTAAGAAAATGTGGAAGCCAGAGGTGGTGACGTGAAAAAGAATCATCAGGTAACGATTGAAGGCCCATCGTACAGCTCGGTGTGGAAATGGCAGATAATCGGCCATGCGAAATTGCCGCGCCAATTCTTGATGCCGGACGCCGTGAAAATTCAAGAGTATGTCCAGTCAATGAAATCCGAGGCGTGTATCGACGGAGTGGAGATATATGAGGATGTTACTTTTCCGACACAGACGCATGCCTTCTAATCTTGAGAAAAAGGTGGAGTTGATTTTGAAATCGCTCAGGGTGAAATATGAGCGGGAATATCGGTTCCATCCAGATCGCAAATGGCGATTCGACTTCGCGCTTCATGGCCATGTCGCAATCGAAGTGGAGGGGGGCTTGTGGATTCGAGGCCGGCACAATCGCGGAGCGGGCATGATCGCCGATATCGAGAAATACAACACCGCCACGCTCATGAGCTGGCGAGTATACCGGATTCATGCGGGGATGCTGAAGAACGGGAAGGCGTTTGAATTAATCAAAAACATAGCACAATGACTGAACGAGACCTGATCGCCCTCCTCGACATTCTGGACGACCGCAAGCGTCAATGGTTCGACAGCTTCCGAAACAATCCAGACGTACAGGCGGGGGTGGAATGCTACAAGGAGGATGTGGAAAACGCGATAAAACAATATTACACGAATGAAAAGATGAAGGAAATGTAATGTCAAGAAAGAAACATAGCTTGATGGATTTGAAGGGACTGGGCAAGGACCTGCCGTCCGTTGATGCGAAAAATCATGTGAACGCTCTAAGGGATGAATGGGATTCGCCTTTAAATATGAAATGCAAGATTCGAAAAAGGAAATGTTTGAAATGCAAAAGAAGATTCAAAAGCGCACACTTCCGATTGTGCGACAAATGCCATAGGGATAACGAGCACATGGGCAGGCTGGCAGAGTCCGAACATAAGATGCGATGCGTCGAAAGTTTTAAGTTATGAAAGGGGGACCCGTGGATAATGATGGAGAATTTAAGCCAAGGATGTTACAGTGGTGCGTCAACGTTCCTTCAGACATCGCCGAGAAGATGGATCGGTATGCGCAATCCGCGAAATTATCCAGATCTGGCGTCGTTCGCCTCTGCTTGGGCGAGGCAATACGGCAAAACTGGTTCGGTGTCGGGAGTGGGCGCCCCTCCCCCACCTACTCAGTCAAGACGTGAAAAGGAGATCGTGAGGAGAATCAAGAAGGCGCTCCTCGCCCTCCCCCATTGCCATTGTGTGAAGATACACGGAAACCCATTCTCCCACGTGGGTACGCCAGATATATTGGGATGCCACGAGGGCAGAATGTTTGCTTTGGAAGTCAAGCGGCCGGGCGGCGTGGTATCCGACATTCAGGCGCGAGAACTCGAAAACTGGAAGAAATCCGGCGCCTTGGTTGGTGTCGTCATGTCACCGGATGATGCCTTGAAGATTATCGCAGCTTCTTGAGCGTCCGGGCCAGATTGACTTATGCGTCCCCCATCATTTGATATGCCCCACCAGCTTCGCCAAGACTTCAACTATCTGCTTGTGCTCTTCGCGCTGGAAATGATGGGCTTCACGGGATTCGGATTCCGCTTGCGCTATACGTATCGCGATATCATGTAGGGCGTTGGCGTGAGCTTTCATCTGGATGTCGTAGGATGTAACGACATGCTTCACGATCCAAACGCACAGGCCGAAGATGCCGAGCGTGAGGAATGCGGTAAGTCCGAGTTCTTTTGCGGCGGAGTAGTCCATATTCAACTCCTTCACAATGGCTTGATGTTATATTTTTCGTAGTAGTCTTGTATCATTTCCGTAGTTTTTTCAAAAGACGAGCCAGCTTCTGTAATGAAATCCTGTGCGTGGTTGATGCCATGACGTTATTTCCGTTTGACAAGCCCCGACACCAGTGTTAAAACGCCAAGGGCGATATAGTTAAACGGAGGCGGCAACAAAGATGTTGCAGTTTTTCCTAACTCTAATGGTATGTTTGATCCTTGTGTCGATTGTTCTGTACGAACCGCCGGAGGGATAAAGACGCAACATTTTTCATTTATGCAGGGTGTGGGCGTTACCGAATGATCGGATGGGATAGTTGACAGTAACGCACAACCTGACATCAAGATTGATGTTCCGACAAGTCCGAGAAGATTAAGCCTTCGGAGCATTTTTCGCCTCGCCCAACTTTTTCAATCCGTCCTCTACAGCAATTCCGCCGATGGTAACGAGCGTGGCAATTTTGAGGTATTCCCATACTTCCGTCTTGTCTGCGCCAAGAAATTGCCAGCCAACGAATGCCGTCGCCACAGCCAACCAGTTTTTCCCGCTCTTAAGATTTCGAACGAGAAATCCCAAATCCAACTTCGGTAGATTCACCTGCATGGTATCCTCCTTTTACGGTGATCCGGGTTGTCCGGTCTCAAAAATATCTTTGATTATGTTTTGCAAAATGTTTTGAAGTGGCTTGACGAGGACTTTTTTCAAGTCGATTGCCACGCCACCCGGCGCGGACATGTTATCGCAAAGATAATGATTCGGCATCGAAACATATCCGCACACATGCGCCTTGTCACCGTAACATTGCTGGATAATCATGTCGTTGAAATGAGTACGATGAGCCTGTCATTGGCTCCCGTGCCGGTAAATCGCAGAATGACCACATCGGCATTGAGTTCAGCCGCCGTGAGATTCACCTTGTACATTCCATTCGCAATTTCGGATATGGCATTTGTCAGCGCAACAAATGCCGCTCCGTCTTTGGAGATGGTCCCGGCAACCGTGAGTCCGGTTTTCGGCGATACGTCGTCTGCCGAATCAACCATCATAAAGGCGAAATTGCTGAGGGCGGTGTTCTTCTGATAGGCCCCCGCGATCTTGACGCGTCCGCTTGTAAGATCAATCTGGTTGGCTCCCGTTCCAGACTGAACCTTGACTGCATTGCTCGCATCCACTGTCGGTACGCCACCAGTTGCCGCCGCCGCCGCGTTGGGAAGCGCGGTCAGACCCAGCCTCACGCCGTCCGCAGGATCGAAGTCCACAAGCTCGATCTCCAAATCCACCTGCGCCATGTTCGTCGCGCCTTTGAGTTGTATGCCGACCCAATTCGCGCCTGTCGCCAGAGCCGCATCGGGGATACCGATCTCGTACCAGCCGGGCATATTCGTCGCATCCTTCTCGATGAAGCCGCTGGATGTGAACGTGCCACGGGTAGCAGTAGCCAGCGTGATGACGGTCGCCCCCACGTTGCCCTGATCTTCCCGCCAATAATAGGCGGTGAGTCCTGCGGAGTTGAAGACAAGAGCCGTCAAGCCCCTTCCGTCTGTTTGTGAAGAATCCAGAATCTTCACCGCGATCCTCTGCGATGTTTTGCCCTTCTTAATAAACTGCTTCATATTGTTCTCCTTAACCGTTCATGTTTCCGGTCATGCCGGGGTGATGAAGCATTCCTGACGCTCCGCCAACGGCATTGTCAAGCTTTTCTACGATCAATCCGACAAACAACCGTTGACTTGTGGTATCCGTCCATGCTCCTGCGTCTGTTCTTTCCGACAAGTGGAAATTTTCTCCGCCCTCGATCTGGTTCATTACTGCCGCATTGAATGCGGTAAATGAATTTATCGTGATGTTGTTCACGGTCGTTGGTTTAAACGAAAGTCGATAAAAAGTATCTTTAAGGAGAGCTTGTGTGCTGTCAAAAAAATAATCCACCAATCCAACGCTGGTTGACCGTTGTTGCATCGCTTCTACAGATTGAGTTAGAAGTGCAGTTGTACCATTCGAATCGTAAAGCACTGCATCAAAATCTGAACTGGTAGCATGACTTCCAAAAATCCAAAATCCCGAAACGGTAATCGGAACAGGATATTTGAATTTCAAGGCTCTCTCGTCCGGTGTAGATCCACTATTATAAGCTGTTGTCTGAAACGCGGTACACGGAAGCATTCTTGGCATCGGTTCGTATGTCACATCGCTGTATTCCAACGCAAGGCATGCCCCCCCGGTTTGGGGATTCCACACGGTGGTAAATAAATCCAGATACGGATAATTGTACGCGAGGACACCTCCGACAGAAGAAACATTCAAATTGCCGGGAGACACCGAAGGATTGACAATCACCACTGCGAGCACATCGCCTTGAGCCACGACTGCTCCTGCCGTCAATGTCGTTGTAAATACGGTAGCGTCGTCCGCATCCGCAACGATTTGAGAACCATTTGTATTCGCAGCCCATAGAGTTCCCGTCGGGTCGCCTGTGGTCGGATCGACAGTTTCGATCCTCACATCCATCGTCGCCCCTGTCGTGACCGTGCCCGTTCGCCACGCTACCTTGCTGATAGTTCCACCCTTACGAATCATGGTGATGAAGGCCGCTTTTTCACTCGCCGCATCTAGAAGCAAATTAGTCAGCGATGGTGACGCATCTATCATGACGTTGGGAATCCTGGTATACGGTACTAAGGTTGCAGCCATGCTTCACTCCTGAAACGGAACTGTTTCGCAAAGCGTTTTCGCGGAATCGAAATCCACCGAATCCTTGATCCTTGTTTTTATATTGGAAATAATTTGCTCTTTCAGTTCTTTGATATTTTTCGTCGCTTTCATCTCGTTCCACACCACAGGAATGATTACGACGCCCTTTTCGGTTGTGATTTCCACGTCGAAATGATTGCCGCCGGCGCAACGATTGAGGAATTTTACCGAAGCCATTGTCGCTTACTCCGTCTAATTTGTTTTTGCCTACTCCAACAAAATAGCATCCGCCGTCCCATTTTGTCTAGGGAAATATGATATAGCATTGCAATTTGGACACGTTATCTTGATAGAAGTCAACGAGATGCGTGGCGGATTTGACGCATCCTTCGCTGTTAAGCGACAGACTGGATTTTTCGAGTATGATCTTTCCATCCTGATCTTTGACAGTGACAGAATCGCCCATTATGATTTATGGCTCATCCGGCCATATTACAGAATCAGGATTTTCGTAAGTTGTCGTCAAATCTCTAAGTTGCTGCCTGTATTTTTTCAAAGCCGTCGTATCGGCGCCCATGTCTTGTAATTTTAGCAGCCCCTGATCTGACTCTTCGAGAAGTTTATCCCGCGTTTCTCGGATGCCCCCCCACTTGATTTCTTCTACCTGAGAAGCATTTTCATAAATCTTCGATCCGTCCCAACGCCAAGCGCCGAAGTAGCTTCCCGTCGCTGGCAATTCTTCTTCGTTCAGCACCGCAATGGGATCCCCCTGAGTTGCCTTGAGCTTATCAATCATGCGGGCGATGTAATCTGCGTCCGTTTCATTTTCAAGCCGTGGCTCGTACAATCTAGCGACCGCGAGATGCCCGCCCTCTCGTTCGTAAATGAAAACTTTTCCCATGTTATGTCCCTATGGTTCCAATGGCGAGAAAGCTGAAATTTCTTGGTTGCAGGACTGCGCTGATATTCTTAATCAAGATTCGCACACTCCCTGCCAGCCATGTCGCATTCTTTACATTTCCGAATACCGCCTCTGCCGGGGATCCCTCATCGCACATGACCGCAATCGTATAATCCGCGTTGCCGAATGAAGTAGAGAAATTTATTGTGTAGTCGCCGTCGGCATTTTTCACAACACTTGAAATGTTTACCGAATCGGCAACGGCTCCCGTGGCCCCGGTTATCTTCCCTCTTGCCCCGAGGCGTGGAATTGGAATGGAGTTCAGGGTTTCAGTGCCATTTGAACGAAGTCGCAAAGCATTCGTGGTGCTACCGAAGGTAATGTTATTTCCCCCATCTATGGCGGCAAGTACGCGTGCTGTGCCGCCCACCTCCTTCGCATCCAGCGTCTTCTGATTTTCAAGCTGAATACCTCCCAAAAATGCCTGTGTCGTAGCTTGATCATTACGTGGAAACGACGCAGAGCTCAACCCATCCAGAAGGTCGGCATCCAGTCCACTACCTGCCCCATCGTTTCCCGCATGCCATATCGTGTTGCTGTTAATTTGCGTTGTGCCATTAGACCTGATATTAAGAGCGTTGGCTACGTCTCCCACAGTTACGATGTTGCCTCCATCTATGGCCACAAGGACTCTGGCCGTGCCTCCTACTTCTTTCCCTTCGAGCGTTTTGTTGTTGTTGAGCGTGATGTTCCCGGTCGTGGAAGTATTCTGATCCGAGCGCATGAACGCGGTAGAATTAAGCGTATCAAGCGTGTCTGCGTCTGTTGAAAATATGGAGATTATTTGGAAATTTGTACCGTCGTAGACTACAGCAACGATCTGCCCTGCGGAGATGTCGTTGTCGCCGAGATCCGTGGCGCCCTTCTTCTTGAGCGCTTTGGCTCCAAGCGCGTTCACGTTGAGCGTAGCCGCCCCGGTGTTGGCCGTATTCGCCTTGAAGAGAATAAGCATGCCAGTGGCATATGCAACAGGCGCGGGGGAAAGTGTGATGGCGTAAGCGTCGGATACCCCAGCGTCCGCCGCATATATCTCCGCCGTGGCTTGTCCCAGCGCCTTCAAAGTTGTTCGGGCGGCGGTCGCGTCTGCATCATCAACAAGACTTTCTCCGAATGCGGAGAACGCCACGCTTCCGGCTGGAATGGCGGACACCACTTCCAGAGCCGTGCCTGCGGCGTTCCACCTGATGAATTTGGAGGCTCCGGGATCGGGGAATGTTATCCCAGAGAGCGCCGAGTTATCGGCCAACTTCAAAACCTTGGTCGTGATAAGCGCCTCCACCTCTTGAAGCAACATCATCGCCCGGTCGCCGATCTCCTCTACGGATTCGGAAGGCTCCGCAGCGTTTACAACAAGGTCAACAAGTTGCGTCCTCGGAAGTACTCGCTTGACGACGATCTTGACGGCAGACGCCGGCGCGGCGAGGTGCTGGACCAGACCACCGCTTACACTGCCAACACCTGTTACCGTGTAATTTGCCGAGGATACAGTCACACCATCATGCGTGACGACAATATCGGTTGACTTGAAAACGCGGAATGTATAAGAGAAATCTTTTGTGGTGCCGTTGCCGGTGTAGCTGTTCGATACCGTTGCGGATTCTACTGTCATAACCTATCGGCCAAACGGCCTCGCATGTATTCGAGATGGAGGATATAAAAATTCCTGCCCAGTATCCTCTCTCAAGTTCTTTTCTGATCGTCTCAAGTAACCCGGATTCATTGTATCTTGCAAGCTGTATAGGAAAAGATAATTCAGCGCTGTTCTTGTAAAAAGCAAATTGGCGTATGGAGCGTTGTTGATTGCAAATCGAACAGACTTTGCGCCAATATCCTCCCCTGTCCTCGCCGCATATAAAATTTTAAGAAGGTCGGACGATTCTCCAAGAACTGGTCCGCCCAGCGTCTCAATTACTCCCCTCCCATACCTATTATACTCTCCAAACAAAAAGTCGCCATAAATTCCTGCCCCCCCTCCGGCGAGAAACGCCGAAGACATGGTTCGGAACTCGCGCGGATCTCTAGGCGTTCTGCCCTTTATCATGTCCTTCGCTGTAAGGCCAATGTAACCCCACAATAACGATCCGGCAAGATATTGTGTCAGCCCCCGGTAATCGAATTTCCCTCCCGGGGCGCCATTTACTATTCTCGGAATGATCCTCGCTCCAATTGCCAGCGAGAAAGATTTGAACTGCCAAAAGAACCTCGCAAATTCTCCGAGAGCGGTGCCGGGGGCTGATGATCCGAGCATGAATGCCCGCTCTTTAGCGCTCGGAGTTAATACCGCGAGATTCGTTTCCCCGATGAGATATGATCTTAATTCCAATTCTCGCTGCATTCTGAAATCATCAGAAAGTTCTTTTACCTGCTCTTGTTTTAGTCCAGCAAGGCTCCTTCTCTGCGAGAGCTCTTTCAAAACAGCTTCATCGGATATTTGCCTTATGGCATCCGGCGCAATGTAGTGTTTTCCATCCGGCCCCAGCGTTTCTGTATTCTTTCTTATGAAATCCCAATTCCGCTCCGTGATATTGTATTGGAGAAGCGTCTCCATGAGGTAAGCATTTAAGGATCCAAATGAAGTGCCACGATCCAAGCCCAATCTGTGCGAAATAGAAAGCCCGAAGGCTTCCTTCAAAGAATCCGTCCACCAGTGGATCCCGGTAAGTTTTAGAAAGTTATGCATCGCTCGTCCCGCTCTTCCGGGAATAGTGTCGTAGGCAGACACTCGCGCAAGAGAACTACCCGTAAATACGTTTGATGCAACGCCCAACATGCTTGCGAAATGTCGCTTCTCCGTCGTATCTGTTATCTTGCTGGTCATTCGCTGAATCGTCTCTCCGTAAACTTCAAGAATGTTGACACCGTTGTATCGGCCCCCCAACGCCATGCCGGACAGGTCATTGAAGGAGCTTGGCAGAACGAGTCCCAGCTTCGAGAAAACCATCGCCATTCGAGCATACTTTCCTATATTGGCAATAAGCGGGCTACCTTGTGGCGTGAATGCTCCGCTCACCGCATTCCACTCATTTTGAAGACGCGGACTCTGTAATTTATTTACCAGCTTTTCATCCTTATCGCGCTTGGCCTTTTCCAACGCCTCATCGCGCATCTTGATGAATGTCTGCTCAGGGCGCGGTCCCCAAAAACGAAGGAGCGCATAATTTTTCCCATCGCTTTCAGCCGCCTCTACAAAAAGCTCCATTACACTTTTGCCGGATCCATACTTTCTATAATAAGCCAGCATCTCCTTCGGACCCTTGAAGGCAAGGACGCGATGACCGCTTACCGAAGTGGCAAGGTCGCGCGCCGTTATGGCAACGGTCTTGCCTTCTTCAAGAAGCCGTTGCCTCCCGAATACGATGCCACGGTAAACATCATCGAGGATGGTGTTTATTTTCTCCGGCCTGTCGATCATCATGCGTTCAGGATCAACCCATGCCGAGACATCCCTTACCCATGCTTCAGATTTAGCTTTCAGCAATTTACCTGTTTCGTGAAAACCTCCGGTCTGGGGAATGTGGCCAACCGTTTGAAGGAAGCGAATGTCCGCTCCAACCGAGTTCATCTTATCTTTACCATAGCGATCCACGTAGGCGAGCGCTTTTGCGGCAATGAGCGCGTCGGCATTACCCGTTGAGCCACTCTCCGGCTTTCCGATATTCCAAAGTTCAGTAACCACATCCTCGTCCATGGATTTGCTCAACAACTTGTCAGCAAGTCCTTCGTGTCTTGAAATCTCCTTATTAAGAAGTCCCCACATGTGCTCCGTCATGGATTTTGCGAGATTGTCTTGGGAAAGCTGGGTTCCCACCCGTCTCTTGCCCAGCCCTGTCAATGTAGCGGTGAGCGCTTCGGAGGAATTAAGCCCTTGGCCCCTTAATAGCAGTAGTCGCCCGCGCATTTCACGTTCCCGAAGAATGGTGAATGCCGTCTCCCGCTTCTGTACCAGCGCCTTGCGCTTTAATTCATTGACCTGTCTCTTGATGAAATCTTTCAGATTCTCCAGCGGCTGCTGTGTGGCGAGGGTATTGCGGGCATTCTCAAGGTATCTGATCCTGTTGAGAATATCATTGTCGGTAAGGCGCTTATTCTCGTCAACCTTGCGCGCGCGCGCGAGGCAGTCTTTGACAGCCATTACAGGATGCCTCCCAAGCAATTCAGGATTTCATCATCGACTTTATCGAAGAGCCTCGCTTGCTCAAGGGCGGTGTCTGCTAAGGCGAGCGCGGCAATTTCATCATCTGTAAGATTCTGGAGTTCTTTCAAGGCCAGAAGATCGTCTATCGTTTTCTCTATATCAATATGCTCCACAGGCGTTTCATCGATCGACAGAATTTTTTTCGCCTCCTCCGCAAGAACGTCTCGTTCCGCCGTGGATTTTGATATTGCCGCCGATGGATCTGTCGGCTCATCCGACGGAGCGTCGTAACGGAGCTTGCCGCGCTCCAAGGCTGCTTCGCGCGCATTTATCCGTCGCACGGCTTCTTGGACATCGAGATTGCCCTCGGAGTATGTGATACTTTCCAGTCCCTCACGAGTTCCGTTCAACAGGTCCCCCATCATTATGCTTTTCAATGCGGCTGACAGTCTGATGTCTCGCGTGTTTTTCTTTGGGTATGAATCTTTATTGTCGATGATGTCCTGCAACAATTCTCCCAACTTCTTATACGATATTTTCTGCGAGGCGACAAAATCCTGCATCCATTCAGGCCGCGCCGATTCGATCCACCTTCTTACCGGCACACCTGCAACTCCACCTTTAACCATGGGAATTTCAGTTGTAATTTTCCCGGTCTTCTTGGATATTACTACCTCCCCCTCCGTAAGCTTTCCGGTGATTGGATCTATGGCTTCCCTTTGAAAATGCCGCCCCTCAAACTCGGTTATGTCATCATCATAGAGCTTTGCCAGCGCTTTCATATTGTAAGCTATTATGCGTGTTGCAGGGTTGGCTTCCAATTCAGCCATGTTCATGTCTGGTATGCGAGACTGTATTGGCACTACTTCTTTAGGGAGCCCCTTCGTCTCAATATCTTTTGCGATTGCCTTGGAAATAGGATCGGTGGCCGTCAACTGATCCGCATCGCTGATGCGAGCTACCGTCAATTCCTGAAGGGGTTTTGCTGTCTCCATCCTCTTATCGTTCGCCTCGATAACCTTGTCAATCTCATCCCCCAGCTTTCCAGAGTCTGACTTTTCTATGATTTTTGGATCGTCTGCCGGATCGGGGAGTTTCTTTAAGGCGGGGAGTTCCTCTGCCGGCTTGATGATGGGATGCTCTTCGGGACTGATGTGCACCCCAGTCTCAACGCCCGGCGATTGCTCTTCCGCCCTGATTACTGCTTCGACGTTCACATCCTTACCCTGAGCAAACTGACTTGCCGCGAGGCGCTGAGCGTCCAGCTTCCTGTTAAATTCGATATTCTCGAACACGCCTCCGATGGCGCCAAACGTACCGCCAATTCCAAATGCGAAAGCAACGTTCATTGCGGCCATGTTTGTGTCAAACTCTTCTTGCGTGATGCCCTTTCCGGCAGCGATGAACGGTTGAGCAAAAGCGGTGGTGATCGCCGCCTCGGAGCCGGTTGCGGCTGCATTCCCGATGATTCGCGCCATGTTGCTTATCGCCACGCGCTCCGTTCCAGTTCCGAGCAATCTTGAAGCGTTTACCAAGAAGCGAGATCGTACCGACGGCCCCAAGATGGGGACGAAGTTGATGGGGTCAGGCACTTGCCCGATTATCTGACCCACGAGTCCAGTAAAGCCCCCGACAAATCCACTCGGATACCTTGAAATAATATCATTCCGCCTTGCTTGCAGGTCGTGATACTGCGCAAGGAGTCGGGCGTACTCCCACGTCATTCGCTTGGTGTATTGAAGCCCCGGTCGAAAATACAAACTCTTCTCCCACTCCCTGCTTGTTATGTGAAGCTCCTCAAATTCAGGGTTTGTCGCCCCATCTGGAAGCGTTGGATCAACTGCGGTCGCATCGAGGTTGTACGCCTTCACCATCGTTGTGGCGAGCGTGTCGGAGAATCCTGTGCCGATGTGAGCGACCAGCGCGTCGCCCCACGCCGACTGTTCAGGATCCATTCGGGTTATAGTGCGAAGAAGTTTCTCCTGCGGTTTGCGGTCAAACCAGACTCCGGGGTAGAGATATGTGCTTTCCGGCATGAATTTTTAAGGAGTTAAAATCGGGAATGGCTTCTCACCCAAAGTCTCCAGCGCCTTCTTTATTCCTCTTATTGCGCCGACGGCTATAGCCTCCATCTTCGCCCGCCTTATATTGTAATCGGCAGCCTCCTCCACCGATAATCCTTCCAGCTTGCTGTCTATGTATCGGAATGTCACAGCAACCGGTTGGACGGAAGGCTGACCCTTGGCATCATTCAGAGTATTCCCATCCTTGTCCTTGATGTACTCCACGACATCATTTCCGTCTTGATCCACCAAGATGTAGGCTCGATAAGGGGTGGATAATTGTATGGGGACACCCACGGCATCGAGCACCGGATCGCCTTTTGCATTCCTTTTGTGAAGCTGAATATTTCCTGTTCTGAAATTCGCATTCTTAGCTGTGCGCCGCACATATTCATCCTTTCCCGTGCCGAGCGGCAATGCAAGATCAAATCCAGCGAGATTGCGCAAAAGATCGTTTGTGTAAACTTGATAGGCGGGCACCTTACTTGGTAATGGCTCTTCGTAGGCCGGCCCCCCCTCGACAAATTTCTCAAACCCTTGCCTCACCTCGCGGTAGAAAGAATATGGCGCTCTTTCATCTGGCAAGAAAGGATCTGTGATTTCTCTTTCGTGGGACTTGGGAATTATCGCTTTGCGGCCCCTCCCCGGGCCAACATAGACCGCAGTGTTTTTGCCAGTAATGTTAAGATTCATCACGTACTCAACGGCCTTGGCTATGTTTGGCCATCCCGTAGCGCGCATCTGATTGTGCTGATATTTCGCCTGTTTCGTTATCAGCGCCAGCATTGCTGGATCAATCGGTCCAAACGGATCCAAGGCTTCAAGCACTTCCTGCTCGATCTTGGCCTTGTCGTCTCCGACTGCCTTATCCAGATCCGCCTCAACCGCGCTCATCGCCCCGACGGTAAGATTGGTAAGCGCGGCATCCCCCTGCGGTATTGCTTGCGCCAACGCACTCGCCTCTGGCGGAAATCCGGCGTCAATCATCTGCTGTGCGGCGGCGGCATACTGCACCTCCGACATGCTCCGCGCCATCTGGTCTATCATGGACGCGCGCTGTTGAGATAGCGGGCGCGCGTCGCCGACTCTCCCGATATCCCAAACCAGCTTGAAATCGGATATGGATCTTTTTGAGAATGGCTGTATTTGGGACCCCCAACTTTCCTGCTGGTTTCTAAGTTCAGTCATGTCGGCAGGGTTGAATGGATTGTATTGCTTCTTGTTGCGTTCCTCGAAAAACGCAACATTGTCAACCGTGAAAAGGTTTACTTTGCGCTTAAAAATTTGCGATGCCTTTTCGTGCGCGGCATCCTTTATTATGAAGTCGGCATCGCCTGCCTTCGGCTTCAACTCTTCAAGTTTCGTGGCTACTTCTGGGAATGTGTGGCGATCCGCGTATTCCTTGAATTGATAAAAACTAAGAGCTTGCCCATATCCCACCATGTCTTTTTCTTTTTCAAACGCGGACAGGCTGCTGTTGGATATGAAGGCTGGGTCGAGCCCGGCGCCAGTTTCTTCCACGCTGGCCAGCCCGTTGGCGATCATGCTTCTCTCTCTCTGCAACAGGTCAGAGTCGTTCGCTCTCGCCCCAGCTTCCGCCTTGTCTCTCAAAATTTCGGCTTGCTCCGCCGGAATGTCTAAAAGTTTCACAAAGTCAGCATCTTCTTCCTCTTTGATTACCCCGTCTGATAACTTGTAGAAACCTTGGTCAATAGCTTCGAGCGCGCGCTTTGGATCTCGCCGAATAGCCGTCTCCGCCTGCGTTATAATCGAATCCTGAATGAACGCTCGTTTCATGCGGGCGGCGTCGTCTGGGGCAAGCCAAGACTCTCCCGCCATACGGATATTGTCAAAGCCGTTCCTGAGATATTCCAGCATCTCACTGCCATTTGAAATAATATCCACGCCCGACACGGCATCCTTGAGGACGGTATTGGCTTCCGTGAGTTGCGCGGAGCTTGATTCCACAAATTTTCTGGATGCCATGTCCTGCGCCTTGGAGATAAGATTGGTTTCCAAGCCGACCAGCCTGTTGACGTCGAGATCGTTCCATGCCGCACGGCTTTGAGGTTCATACTTTTCCTTTATCTGCTTCTTGATGGAAGCCCAGCCGTCCTGCACTCTTTTTATAAGCATGGAGCCGTCCGCGTCTGGCATACGCGAGGCTTCATCCAGCATCACGTTTGACATCAGAACGGCCTCCTTGTGGGCGTTGGCGATGATGCCCTGCTGCTTGGCTCTCTCCCTTACAGCGAAATATTGCAATCCAAGGTTGCCAATGGTGCCGGCAAGATTGCCGATAGCGTCGGCTTCCGCTCCGGCCTCCATGACAGGCGCAAGCGGTGTTCTTGGAGGCGGCGGGACAAGCGGACGCTCGGGAAGCTGTGGCAAGCGTTCGCGCGGAACGAATTGAGCCTCCGGGGCCGCCCCGAAAGACGGAGGAAGCTGCTCTATTGTGACACGTGGTATTGTTGCCATTATCTTTTTACTGCCAAGCCTACTGAACCAACTCCTCCCAGTATCGTGCTGATGCCGCCCATAAGCCCCTCTCTGGCCAACTGTCTGCCCTGAATCCTCGTCAAGGATGCCTGTTTTACCAGATTGTCCGCCTCCCGCTTTCCAACCAACCGCTCTATATCTGCCTGACTCTCGTATCGTTGCTTCGTGATCTGTCCCATTCTGGCGATGATCTGCCCCTCGTTCAAGAATCTTCTGGCGCGGGCACCGCCGGCCAAGCGCTCCTCTCCTGCTTGGGCGAGCAGCTTATTCGATCTTTGAATGCCAGTGCGATAAATGTTGTTCGCATTCTGCTCGGCGATTTTCATGGAGTTGCGTATTGCCAGAAGCGGACTGCCTTGAAGTGTAAGCCCCGATGCCGCGTAAGACACTTGCTGATCGCCCAGTATCTTTCTATCGGCAAGCTGTTGCCGCATGGACGCCACTTCCGCCGCTTCCAAGCTCGCCCGGGCATCTTCCTCATAAGCTCTTGCATTTACCTGAGCGACGCGGTTGACTTCAAAAGCATCTTTGTTCGACAACTCTGCGTTGGCTTTGGATATGGCGAGGGAATCCTCGGCATCCTGAAGAAGTGTCTTGGCGCGAAGATCATATATGCCACGCAATGCTCTGGCGTCTTCTTCAAGGATCCGCGCATTCTCATTTGCGGCGCGACGACGCTTCTTTCCGCCAAAGATGGATGAAGCCCCGCTCACAACAGATCCGGCGATGGCGGCGCCAGCGAAAAGTGCCAAGGGAAGCGGCATGTCATCCTCTCAAATATGGGTTACGGCGCCGACGCGATCTCCCTGCGCTTCTCAATGCGATGGCGACAGATTGCTTCTGTGGACGCCCCTCACTCCTCAACATGGAAATATTTTTACTCACAACCCTCCTGCTTCTTCCCTTAAGGAGTGGCATATCATAACCCCGTATTGTAAGTTCCAAAAGCGGCCAGTACCGTACATGGTAATGGTTGAGTTCTTCTCAATGTGATCCGCGCTTCACGATCCCACCCTAAGTTTACTACACGCTGATCTCCTGTGAAGAGCTTCGGTGCCGTATCCATCAAATCCCCGCCCTTCGTAAATGCCACCAGCTGGCCGTTGATCTCCAAGGTGCTGCTGTCTTTTACGCGCACAAAGACTTCATTAAAGTGTCGCTGCCGAGACTGTGCGCTTCCAGCAGGATTGCCTGATTCTATTCTAAGCGTTTTAAGCGTCGGAGTGTACGGAATGCCCACCTCGATGCTTTTTGCAGATCGCTCCAGTGTGACAACTCCAGAGGCGCTCACCGTTTTTTGTTTTTGCGGGTTGCAATCCCCCACCACGTCCACCGTGAGGCCCTTGAGATGGGTGGCACTTACAGAAGTTTGAGGACTGGTGTTGGTTGATGTGATAGCTGCATCAGTTGAAAGTTTTGGATCAAAAACCTCAACATACCGCTTGAACGATTTGTAAATGGTATCCGCCTCCGTCTCGCCAATCTCACGATTCCAAACACGAACATGATCTATCATCCCATCGAAAAACCATAGCGCCCTATTGATATCGTTAACTTTTGTATATGTGTGCGCTCCGATAGCGGCAAGCGTCGTTTTTATTCCAGTCCCATCTCTTACGAATCCCGGCTCCGTATCCGTCTGTTTTATGATGCTGGCGTCCGTTCCATATTTCCCAATGTACATTCTTAATCCGTTCGCTTCGCTGAATGTGCAGATGCAGGCGTACCACTGCCGCGCTCCGTTTGCATCAAGTGCGCTCCATGAAGTAGCGTTGCTACTGACGTTTACATATTCAGACGATGACTTTTTCCATACACGAAAAGCAAGCACGCCTTGCGAAAATCCGGCGATGGCGTCGCTGGATTGCGCGTCTCCGCCGACATCCTCGCCATACAGATTTATTCTGAAATCATTTTGAGAGTTGTCGTCTGCGTAGTGAATGATAGCCTGATCGCCTTTTAAAATCCCATCATAGTTAACATCCACGCTGAAAAGAAAAGCAAACGATACATCCCCGCTTGAAGGAATGGAATCAACCGGTATGGCAACATAACCGGCTCCCGTGAAATGCAATGCGTTGCCCGCGAATCCTTTTTCCCATGGATTTACAGGAAGGCACGGCCCCATGTCAATCAATTTGCCGGCCTTTCCGCTCACGTCTTCATGGGCGATGCCGCCATCCGACTCATTCAGACACCAACGCGCGAAAAGACCGTTCGGAATTTCCAAGACTCTACGCGCCACCGTCCACAATTCATCTCGGCTGCCATCCGTTGATGGTATGACGGCAACAGTCTCAAAATTGGCGCATGGAGATGAGTGTCGATGCCAACCGGAAACATTTTGCTCTGGATAATATGTCAGGGCAGCCAGAATGCCATCATTCCTTGCAATCCAAATCAGACTATGCGGCTCCTGCTGATATGCCATCTGAACAATTCCGCTTTCTGAAATATGTTCCGCAAGAACCGTGATGTCGGGAGCGATGTATACATCCTTGTCTCTGTTAAATTCAAGCGCGCGCATCTTTCTTCCGGCGCGTTGAAGGAATATGGTGGCCGGTCCGATTTGTATGGGTTTGACAAGCTGGCTGCCGTGCGAGCTTTGGCGCTTGATGTCCACGTTGGTTGGTGTTACCGGACTTCCGGTAAGTCTATACTCATCGCCTTCTGTCCCGATGAGAAGTGTTCTTTCGGATGAAAGCCACTGTATGGAATTTATCTGATTTGACCCGATGAGGAAAAGAAAGCTGTCGTCGCTTTCTACGCCCTGCTCAAAGTTTTCAAAATCTCCCGATACGCTACCCCATATTCCATTTGGGAGATCGTTTGTGCCGGCGAAAACAAGGCGCTGCTCAAACACGGTGATCGCTTTAGGAAAGCCCAAGGATGTAGACCACGCCACCCTGAAAAAGACGGAGTAAGATCCCGGAGATGTGCTGGATTTGAGTTCTACGATGACAGATGTTGAATTTAAGAAAGTCTTTATCTTAACGAACCCCTTGTCGGCATCCTCCCCCAATTTCAATATTTCTCCAACGTCGCCTACCGCCCACAAAGCTCCGCCGATGGTGACGGTAAGTTTCACCAATTTGTTAGCCGCGTATACGCTGGCGTCGGAGCCATCTTCCGCAGTTGATGCCACGACAATAACGTGACTGGTTCTTCTAATGCCCAGCGGAGTGCTGGCAGCTGGAACATCGGCAAGGGTGGTAGGACCTGCCGGCGGCGCGAATGAAGGGCCTGATATGGCCGCCGCCGCTGTTGGATTCAAGACATCCCCAGCGTCTCTGAATGATGTGAACGTCCAGACAGTATCCGATGTGCGAGCCAGCCTCCTCGGAGCATGGCTCCCATGTACAATATAAAGCACGTCCGCTGTCTGCACGAAATCCAGCCCGAAGAGTTGGCTTTCAAGATATGGAGTAACCACTTGCACCGGGCTCCCGCCACTCATAAGCTGTGCCTGATCTCTGTAAAATCTGATGTAGAGATGCCCAAATTCCAAAATGTATCCCTGAGTCCTGTTGAAAATAAAGTGGCGAAGCATCACTTTCCTGTTTTCATTCGATGCGCTGTGTTTTGTTTCTACGATGAAGCGTGTCCCGGGCCGGGCCGTGACGCCGCCATAAGGAAGCAGGATGAAGTTTTCGAGAGTTTCTAGGCCGCTGGAATATTTTTCCAAGTCCACGCGGCCAAACATCAGGGGGGAAACTTCTCCTGCGCTAAAATTTGAAAATATGGGGAATGACCTGACGGCCACAGGTTCACCTCACCTTGCTGAGATCGTTCGCGCTGAATGTGTCTGGGGAACCTTCCTGACCATCTATGGATCTTGCTTCACGCAGTTTCGATGTATAAACAGCCCACATTTGATTGAACATGCTTGCGCTTCCAGTCACTGGCGTTGCCGCATCTGCCGCAAGGCGCGCTTCGAGCGTTGTCAAAAATAATGCGTCGTACTCATTCGTGTCCACAATACGCGCCACATACCGAAGATTTAAGGTTTCTACATCAGCAAGAATTTTACGCCCCTCTATTTTGAAGCGTATTTCTGGGTCATCATCCACATCCAGAACGCGGAGACAATACGGGTCGGTCGGAAGAGTAAACTGAGTTTTAAATTCTCCAAACACGGGGGCAGCCGCATCCTTGGCGACCACTTTTCTTCTTATGGCAAAATTCCAAGGATGCGCTCTAAGCACCGCGTCCCGCGTTGAAGTGTACAAACTTTTTACAAGCAACGCTCTGTCTGACGCTTCCTCAAAAGAAGTGACAGATTTGTCCCCGAGCAAAATCAAGGCATTGGAGACTATTTCAATTTCAGAAGCCATCTCGTTTCAATCCACGCCCTCGCATCAACGCTGGGGCGAATCCCAAAGGCCCGGGGGATGTTTAGTCCCCCGGGCATTGAGTTAATCGACAACGTAGAACACCCAACCGCTCAGCGTCGCGGCAGCCGGGATCGTGCCACCAGCAACCGTCGCCACGAGATCAACAGGGCCGTCGAATTTCTGACCCTGCTGGGCAGCCGCTGTTCCGGCCTCATCGAATACAAGACTCCCCGCGCCCGACACGTCCACCGCCGTCGCAAAGAAATTCGTACTCGCAACCACAGCATCGCCGTCCACTTCGGTGTAAGCCTTGTAGCCTACATCGAGCGTCCGGGCCGCGCCAAACGCGCTGAAATACAACTTTGACACATGCCCAATCACGCGCGAGTGAGCGGGCAATCTTGCCAACACTACGTCGCTCCCCGCATCACCAACGCCACTTTGCGTAAAGGTGAATCGGTTAATGCGAACCCTTCCGTGCCTCTTGCTTGTGTCCGGCAAAACCACCGGAGACGCATCGAGGTCGGTCACTTCATTTGACTTCTGATTCGTGACAGCCATTGCAACCTCCAAAAAAGTTATTCATCACAAGCAATCTCGACAACCTTCTCCTCCTCTACGCGAACGGCTCCAATCGCCATGCAAAGGAAAACCTGCGTGGCATAGCTCTTGTCAACGCGAGGATCAATTCTCGTAACGATCTCTTGTCCAATGCCAAGACGGATGGCTGATTGCGTATACGCAAGCACCAACCGGTCGGATGAGGCATCGACAGCGAGACGCTCGGAGTGGATGAATTTGAAACCCATGAACGTATCAATCTGGCCCTGCACCAGCGACTTCACCGTGTTGAAGTCGGATGAAGTCACCTCGGTCGTCGCCAGAAGATTCGTTCTCTGCTTGGCGCTATAAACAATATAGCGCGGCTCCTCTGGGTCCACTTCCTTGGCATCCAGAATCTCAGCCGCCGTGCGAAGTTTCGCAATCGTGAGTCCGGTTGCCGCGACAGCAATCTTTTGTGCGGCAGGAAGCGCAATAGCCGTTGCTCCGGCGTCATCCGTGCCCGAGCTTCCGAAGGCAGTCCCATTCGCTGCGGTTATGATCTCATCGTCCATGGATCGCCCCATGGCCCACGCTCCGGCCATCGCATAGGCGGACTCTGGATTGATGAGAAGTCTGACCTGATCCAACTTGTCAATGAGATCCGCCCACTCGTAATCCGTCAAAGTGAGACGGCGACGGCTGTGCGGCGTATTGACAAGCGGGGTGTCCCCATGCCGACTCGTCTTCTTCTGAGCCGATGATTTTCCGATGCGATCAACAAAGTCAGACTTGCCGACAATGTTGTTTTCGACCATGACGCTTCCGCGCAACCTGCTACCCTTCTGCTGCGCAAGATGCATCACGTTGTCGTGATACTGCTGTACAAATGCACCTGTGATTTCGATGGACATGAGTCCCTCCAAAAATGTTAGTGCTGCACCATTTTCGGAAGGCTGCCCTCGAAATTGAGGACCCCCCTTGCCCTACGGGGCCACCGGGTCGCAACAAGTCGGGCTCCGACCAGAAGTTTTCCGACTATTTGGCGCCGGGATAAGCCAGTTTGTAAAGCCCGTCCATCTGTTCGACGGCTCGTTGATGTTCTGGCGTTCCCGCAAACTTTGCTTGATAAGAATGATTTGGATCACGGCGGATCTCGTCAATGCGCTCAAGGGCTTCCTCCGGCGTCATAATCAGAGACCCTACACCACCAGATCCGTCAATAGACCGATCCTCAATCATCCTCGCGCCCATATTGGCAAATAATACCACAAGCGCCGGGTCGTTTTCAAGTCCTTCTTTTCTGAAATGAGATTTCAAATCATCCGGCACCAAAGTCTTGTAAGCGCGTTGAGCAAGCGCCATGCGCTCATCATATGCAGGACCAAATCGTTTCCGCAGTCCCTGCTCAATTTCTGCGAGCCCTTTTTCCTCCGCTGCGGCATCCGCCTCCATGGTGGAAATTTCATGCTTGAAAAAATGCTGCAATATGGACTTCTGCTGAGCGTCTGTTAAGCCATTTTCAAATGCGGCGTTTCTGAAATTTTTAATAAACTCACCGTCTACATTGAGATCTTTTGGAAGTGTGGATGTGTCCAGCGACGTGTACTTCTCGCTGCTCTCCGGGCGTCCCAATTTTTTCAAGAAGTCTTGACGCTCCTGCTCGCTTGAATCGGCATCTGGGATTCTGATACTTTTGCCTATCTTCTTTTCCGCATGGACATAATTTTTAACAAGCGTCGGTAGATCTTTTATCTGTTGCAATGTAGGCTCGTCCTTGAACTCGCTTGGAATTTGAGATTTCCAATCAAAGGCGACCTCTTTTGTCGCAAGTCCGGCGTCGAGTATTGTGCCCCCAGCTTTTTCTCCTTCCGCCATGGTATCCTCCTACAGGGTTGCCAGCTTGATCGGGTCGGGACAATCCCGACTTGTCAATCGACGCTGACCCATGATGCCCCGCCTTGTTTGTATTTTTCTGTAACGCTGTCTGGATTTTTTGCAATCTCCAAAAGTCTGGCGATTCTCATTATGGAAAATCTACGGCCTTCCCGGAATGCTGTCTCGTATGGATCTCCCATGACATGCGTTGAATGGTTGAAATAAGAGTATCTTTTCAGATCCTCCAAGATCTTCTGCCCCAGTTCCGACGAAAAGAGCATATCGTAAGCTCTCGCTCTTTCCAATATCTCAAGCGCTCTATCGTCTTGTTCCATTTCCACCGGACACCGCCTTTATAAAAGGGGCTGAATTTTTCGCCTGCTCTGATTCCATCATCTCATCCTGACGTTCCTGTGCTTCCCGTATCTGTTGACTGCGAGCTTCGCGCAGTCCAGCTACCTTTTCTTTTGAGTTGACCGCTCCGGTCGGGACTCCAAGAAGTACCGCATTGTTTTGGGCTATGAAGTCTCCGTCAATGTTGTCGAGTATCTGAGGCTGAGCCTGCGCTATGGCAAAGATTGATTCCAGCCAGCGATTTTGCGCCACGATGTCGCTGGCCTTTTGCGCCCGGGCCAAAGGCCCTAAAAACTCTACATCAAATTCTTGGGCTGACTCTTTCTGCTTTTCAACAACCGAACTGGGCGGGGCGGGGAATGCGCCGGCTCGATACATGATGGCGAAGCATCGGTCTATCATCGGAGATAGAAATTCTGCGCGGAGCCGCCCCACCACGGGACTCAACACGCGATGCATCTGTTCTATGCGGCGCTCCACTTCCGTCGCCGTCATGGGCGTCCCCTGAATCGGGGGAAGCTGAAGCAAGTCTACGAAGAATTCCTTCTCGATGGCCCTCTTGAGACTTTCCTCTTTTGTAAATGAGATATCCAAGCGCGCGCCGCTCTCCAGCGGTTTTAGGGATCCGAGCTCTCTTACATGCGTGATGCCACCGGGAGCCGTGCGAATACTCCCAATGATTCCATCATCGAGGGCTTCCAGCGGTGGATCCAGAAGTTTCGCCCATGTCTTGAGACCGAGTTCAATCGCCTTGTTAAGCGTCTTGATGTCTGGGAGTGCCGTCATGGCCGGACTTCGGCCATACTTCTCGCCTGAAGTCTTTTCCCATCTTGGAGCGACGTAAGGAAATTCCTCATATCCGCTCTCCGCGACAATCTTCTTGTCGCAGATTGAAATCCAAATGCTAGCGTATTCCATGTTTCGCGTGGTCAGCTTTTTCGCATCTCGCTCGCTTCTTTTGAAAACTACGTGCAGGAAATCATATTCATTGTATGGAGATTCATCGGCAGCTTTTCTGATCTTCTCGCCCAAAATCTCCGCGCCAAATTTTTCAACAGCTTGCCGCGCCTCCATGCGCACCACGCGATAAACCGTATCAACGTATCCGCTGGCGTTTTCAGATATCACGTAGTCCGAAATGTCAAAAGTTTTGAACAAGAGGCCACCGAAACGCTTCCCCACCTTGGGAACGTCCTCCTCTATCAACATGCAGGATGTTCCAAATGCTCCGAGGTCAAGGTAAAGCTCGTGGGTCTCCGCCTCAAAATTGGATATCTGGAGCTCGAAGAAAAGAAGGTTGCTTACCTCCTCAAGCCACTCCAAAACTTCCTTGTCCTCCCGCAAGTCCATATCTCTGGCTTTCAGTTGAAACCACTTCGTTGCGGCGCTGGTCAATGTAGACTGCATTGAGGATGCAAGAAGTTGGTTGGCATGAAGCGCGGTCGAATCAAACAGCTTCTCTGTCTGTTTCGTGCCGCGCGCCCTCTGGATGATGATGTTGCTTTTCCTTGGAAGCACATAATCCGCCACTTCTTGGAAAAGCGAATCGAAATTGCTCCGATCAGCTTTCAGGCGATTATATTGGCGAAGCAACCGTTTGGCAGGGTCGCTCGATCCCGTCGAATCCGTGATATCAACTGAAATGTATCCGGCCATTATTGTTTCTGAGCAATCCGCACAGTCACCGTGCCTGACGTGTAATTTCCTGTCTTAATGCCACCGCGGACATGCTGATCTTCTCCTCCAACGTCGCCGACCTTCTGAACGGCGCTGGTGAAACTCTCCACATCATGCCATGTCGTTCCATCCGACGACGCCTGAATCGTTACAGTCCCCACAAAGGTCCCTGAAATCCACACCCGATATTTCCCGGCATTGGTTGGGCTCGACCGGGCAAGAAGCGCATCCGTGAACGTGTTATCCGCAGATATCGCTTTTGATACGGCGGCTGTTGATTCTGGCGGCATACTACCCTCCTAAAAGTGTTCGCATGCCCGACTCGGTTATGCCGAGCGGGCTCGTGCGTATGTTCGATAAAAAAGTAACCGGAGTCCGATTGAAGCGGCGTCGTAATTTTTGAAGCGGAGAATCGGGATCTGCAAGGCTGCCTGTGATCGCCGGTCTTTCAAGAGAGGTTTCCAGCTGCTTTGCGATGGCAGCCGTGTCTGCTTCAACCGATAAATCTTCCGGCTTTTTTATTCGGGTGGCCGCAGGAGGCGGGGGCGGTGGAGATAAAAATGCGGCATTTCCTCCAAGCAGATTCTTTCTCGCCATAATATGCCTCATGTAAATATGGTGTAGGTATTGTCCGCCACAAGTTGCCGGGGCGTATCGGTATCGCTTTGCGCATCTCTGTATGCCATGGCCATAGTCCTGAACGCATCGGCACCATGGCTCGCCCAGTCATGTTGCGGGTGCCCCATGAATGCGCGGCGCTTTTCATCATACTCTTTATGATATTGCGCCAATGCATCAAGACCCCTTTTGCATTTGCTCTCATCAAACCAGCAGCGTGGCAAGATGCGCCTCACGGAATCAATGCCTTCGTCAACGGGATGGCGCGGCACTGTCCTGAAGCGAATGCCGAGCTTCGCCGCAACCTCGCGCCTTGAAAGGCCGGAAGTCAACTCCTTTACCTCAATGTCGTGCGGGCCGAAGTGCTGTCCGTACACGTACTCTTTCTCGCGGCAAATTTTTATGTAGTGATTCAACGCTTCGCCGGATGCTTCGTAATAATCAATGAGTCTTATTTCGGAATTGTAGAATTGCGCAAACCAGATAGCTGTGGAATCACGGTGCCCTATGTCCCAGTATGTGTTCACCAGCAAATTCGCATTGTAGGGAATCCGTGTCATGCGGCCATCTTCTCTTACTTTTTCAAGAAGACGCCCGTAGTATGAACCAGTGATGGACCCGCTGAAAGAACAGTAGTATTCCTGTTGGATCAAGTCCTCTGGCATTCCGTCTGTGCGCTCAACATCAATCTGCTCTTCAGTCAATACCGGCATGCCATCATCCTTCAAAGTGTTTTTCACAGTCTTCAGGTCAACATACCATGATTTGTTTTTCAATGCAAGGTCGAACATTTCCTTCGCGTGATTATTTCCGCGCGGCGTAAAGTTGAAGATTGCCCACCCTCCATTTTGAGCAAGTATGGGGCGGATCATCTGCCAGCCGCGTGGATGTTGAAGGGAAAACTCTGAAAAAACAGCAGAGATAGGATTTGTTCCCATGATGCTGTCTATGTTGTCAACGCCGACAATCTGCCAAGTACTCATGCCTCCGTCTTGGGTCTTGATCCTGATTTGCATGTCATCCTCGCGCGGCCTCCCGATGATTAATTCTTTAGGGAAGTGATCCATGAAGCGTTTCCCATCTCCATTGCAACCCTCCCACAACACCTTTCGGCCTTGCGAGTAACTTGGAAAAAAATAGTAATGAGATCCCGGATACTTCCACGCATGTTTGATCTGGACGTTAAGGCAGGTCTCATCCTTGCCTGACCGACGATGCCAGACAATTACGATTCGCTTCGTCCCGCTATCCACCTCATAGAATATCGGAAGCTGATAAGCGCGCGGGTGAAACTGGTAAGGAATTGTTATTTTCATCCTTCTTTATTTGAACCTGCGTGTAGTTGATCTCCTCAACAATGATCTGCGAGTTGTTGTTGATGTTCACCACCGGCTGAAACATACCCTGATGCTTACCAAGCAATTCGATTGCGCGCACTCGTGTTGCCCAAGGGGCTTCCTGACTTTCTACAACGCTTTTTAATTTTGCGAGCAAGTAGTGCGGCGCTACTTCCAAGATGGTGAGCGCATCCTTGATGGCATTTCTTACATAGGGCGCGATACGACGATCACGCACCAAGCGGCTGCCCATCGTTTTCGCCTCTTCGCGTGGAACCTCTGGGTGAACACGAATATAAGCCTCCGTGGCATTCCCCGTCTGGAGAAATTCTTGGACAAAATTGAGATGTTTCACAAGGAAACGCTCGTCAGGGTCTTCAACAAATTGCGCGAGCGTTGCCTTTTGATTTAGTTCTGGATTCTCCACCACAATCATTTAATCCGATTTTTTATTTTTTGTCAAGTTTTTTTGTTGACGCGGGCTGATGGATATATATAATACCGATCAACGTGGGGATGCCTGAAGAGCATTTCCTGAAAAGTAATATCCGAGGGTGGTAATTTATTTCGGCTGACGGGTAGCTCTTCCCCGTCCCCACCACTCTCGGATTTTTATTTGAATATGGATTTGCGATTTCACACAAAGCCGTGGCAGCACCAGCTGGATGCCTTGAAATTTGCCCTTGAGCGCCCGGCGACTATGCTGGCCATGGACATGGGGACTGGCAAAAGCAAGGTAGTTGTGGATCTCGTCGTCAATACGCCTGTCACGCGCATACTGATCTTGTGCCCACTGGCTGTAGTCCCCGTCTGGCCAAAACAATTTGCCATGCACTGCATACCCGAGGAATCGATCATCATATCGGCACCGCTTGCTGGAAGTGTCGTGAAAAAAGCCGAGACGCTCATGCGGGATTACGAGATGGCAGAATTTGAGCGCAAGAAATTCGTCTTTGTCACAAATTATGAAAGTGCCCGCGAAGAGGCCATGCAAAAAGTTATTTTCTTCATCAAGTGGGATGTGGTGGCGCTGGACGAGTCGCACAAGATAAAAGATCCCAGTGGCATCACAAGTAGAATGTGCTCGCACTTGGGAGCAATCGCGGAGCGTCGCCTGTGCCTCACAGGAACGCCGATGCCGCACTCGCCGCTTGACATCTTCGCGCAATATCGGTTTCTCGACACCAGAATATTCGGTAACAGCTTCTACCTATTCAAGGCAGCGCACACCGTATTGGGTGGATGGATGAATAAGCAGATACTTCGATTTAGAAATATGGATACTCTCAACAGGAAATTCTACTCGATAGCATTCCGAGTAAAAAAGGACGATGTGCTCGATCTGCCGGACACAATAGATCAAGAACAGTTCTGCTACTTGGACGGGCAAACGCTTCAATGCTACAACCGCATGGAGCGCGATTTCATCGTAGAGCTTGAAGATGAAGTTATCACGGCAAGCAACGCCTTGGTGAAACTGCTGAAACTTCAACAAATCACAAGCGGGTTTGTCGGAGATGGGGGTCTGAATCTGGAAATTGGAAACGAGAAGATGAGGCTATTTTCAGATGTGCTGGCCAACATAGAAAAAGATGAGCCCGTCGTAGTTTTTTGCAGATTCCATATGGACATCGAAAAAATCAAGGCGCACTGTTCCAAGGAGACGATCACATGCTCTGAGTTGTCAGGGCGCATCAACCAGTTGTCGGACTGGCAGGGCGGCAGGACGCGAATACTCATTGCGCAGATTCAATCAGGGGGTGTGGGTATTGATCTTACTCGCGCCCGATACAGCATCTACTATTCGATAGGATTTTCCTTGGGAGATTACCTCCAGTCTCGTGCGCGAATCCATCGTCCCGGTCAAACCAAGCACGTCGTCTACATACACCTTGTCGCAAAAGACACGGTTGATGAAATATGTCTTTACGCTTTGCAAAAAAGATGGAACGTCATCGAAAGCATCCTGTCGGAATTTAAAATGAAAGGGGGTGATCGCAGTGGACTCCGTAAAGCTCAAGCGGTTCGTTGAGTTGGAGAAAGAGCGCCGTGATCTTGAAGGGCGTATCAACTCCATCGCAAGAGAAGTGGAAGGCCTTGAACAATTTCTGCTCACGGAATTTGAGGAGGCGGGAATGTCCAGCGCCCGCGTGGACGACATCACGGTCTACACGCATCGGCAATTATGGGCACGTCCGAAGGAGGGAAACATGGAGACCGCCTGTAAAATTTTAAAACAGGTCGGCCTTGGTGAAGTCGTCAAGGAAAGTTTTAATATGAATACACTTTCAGCATATGTCCGTGAGAAGGATAGATCGGGCGAAAAGTTGCCGGAAGGTTTTGAAAATGGAATCAACATTGAGGAGCGGTTCAGCCTCCGCTCCCGCAGATAGGAGGTTCTATGTCGAATGAGATTATCACGTCTTCCGATTACGCGCTCATCGAACGACGAGAAGAGTTGAAGCAACTGTTGGTATCGAATTTGGGAAACGATCAGATCAGGGCATTCGATCTGGATCGTGTCAGGGTACCCTCTGGCGGAGGCAAGAGTTGGATGATGCCTACGCTTGAAGGGGAAAAGGCGATCCCCGAAATAAATGGCATCGTGCTTCATTGGAAACCCAAGCGAGCTTACTGGTCTCAGGAAATAACGCAAGGCGAAACGGCGCCCGAATGCAAGTCCGAGGATGGCGTCCTTGGCTTCGGGACGCCCGGAGGGCAATGCAACGAGTGCCCATACTCAAAGTGGGGGTCAGGCAAAAACGGAGGACAGCGATGCAAGCTCATGCGGTTTCTTTTCATGGTGACGCCGCAGGATCTCCTCCCGTTCATTGTCATCATCCCGCCGACCTCGGTCGATCCAATCCGCAAATATTTCATGCGGTTGATCTCCAAGGGATTGCGCTATTACTCCGTCGAAACGAAACTGCGCCTCGTGGAGTACAAAAATGCGCAGGGCATCAAATACTCTCGTGTCGATCCAATCATGGGACGAATGATCGACCCGGACACGGTAAAGAGCGTGGAGGACTTTTTGAAAAACACGCTATCCGCTTTCGAGAATACGACGATGGATAGCGATGATTTGAGCGAACAATAAACGTTGCCACGGCGGGGGCCGGTAAAAACCCGCCCCCGCCTCTTGGAGGATGTATGACTATTCGGAAAGCGCGGACCGTGATCGAAAACAGGTTCGGCCCTGTTCTTGATATGTGGATTGATGATGGAGATAATTACGTCGTTGTTTTCAAGGTGGATGCGGACGCCGCTCACATTCACAGCGGCGAGACGCTTGATTTTATCGCGCTCGATGGACGTCAAGCCACAAAAAAGATTCTGTTTGAAATGCAAGAAAAGAATTCCCGTGCGGGGTAATTTTCATTTCTGCTCACGGTGTCGCCGTGAAAATGAAGCCATGGGATGTGTTGTCGAACGTATCATTACTGTGCCTTTCAATAGGGGGCGTCCTTATGACTATTGAGCCACATGTTTTTGCAACGCGCGTCGGACAGGCCATCCTCGAATACGCGAAAGCTCTGATTGAGGAAGAAAGGCAGAAGGGCTCGATGTCTCTTCGCGTCAACGAAATCATTCTTGAGGAAAACGATCGGCTTAAAAAACTTCTGGAGGGGAAAAATGTTATCTCTGGCGAAGCAACAGTACAACCAGATGCTCGGCAAGTGGAAGGCGATGGAATCAAAGTTGGATGACGAACGTATCCCGCTGGAAAAACGCGAAAAACTTCTTCCCGCGCATTCCGCCGCGGCCTTGATTCTCGGCAGATTGCTCATTCATATCCCACAACACACACCGGAGGAGGTGAAGCATGGCTTCCAACGGTGACCTCGTACATTTTCACGTTGCAATCAAGGACTTGCTTGACCGTGGCTTCGCTCCCATCCCGGTGCCGTCATTTGAAAAAGCTCCCAAGATGCCCGAGTGGCAGAAACTGAAAGTCACCGAAGGCACCATGCTTCAACATTTCTCAACCGCGTCAAATGTGGGCGTTCTTTTAGGCGATCCATCCGGCGGACTTGTAGACATAGACTGCGATTCTCCCCAAGCGGTCATGCTCGCCGAGTCTCTACTTCCAGAAACTCATTACGTTTTCGGCCGGCAGTCTAAGCCGAAGAGCCATTACATTTTTATCGTGGACGGCAAGGTAGAGAGCGCCCGCTTTCAAGATGACGATGGCAATTCTCTTGTCGAGATCCGTTCCACCGGAGCTCAAACCATCTTCCCTCCGTCCGTTCACCCATCGAAAGAGAAAGTCGAATTTTATGAACAGGGCGCCCCCGCTCGCGTCAACGCCGACACGCTAAGGGAATGTGTCCAGCTTCTTGCCGCCGCGTCGCTTCTCGCCAAGAATTGGCCTCAAGCTGCGGGTAGTCGTCAGGATATCGCCCTCGCGCTCTCTGGCGGGCTTCTCCGCCACGGCTGGAGCGAGGCCAAGGTGAAGGAATTTATAGGAAAAATATCCGGCGCCGCCGGCGACACCGAGACGAAGATGCGCATGAACGCCGTAGATTACACTGCCAAGCGCCTCGATGCAGGGGGACCCGCCACCGGCATCCCGACGCTTATCAGATTACTCAAGGATACGGTCGTCGGCCGCATCCAGTCGTGGCTGGGCTGGAACGAATCCAAGGAACCCGGCGAGGCCGCCGTCGTTCAAGGGTACCCCTGCCACCTGACGGATACGGGCAATGCGGCCTTGTTCTCCGAGATGCATTCCGGGGAGGCTCTTTACTGCCACCCGTGGAAAAGCTGGCTCATCTGGGACGGGTCGCGCTGGGCTGTTGATCGCAGTAAGCAAGTCATCAAGTTCGCAAAACGTTCGGTTCAAAAAATATACGCCCTCGGCGGAGAGGTTAAAGACGCCGACAAGCGCGCCGCCGTGATGAAGTGGGGCTGGCAGTCGGAGTCGGAACGCAAGCTCCTCGCCATGGTCGCCCTTTCTCAACCCGAGCTCCCCGTCGATACGAGCATGCTCGACGCTTCTCCGTATCTTCTCAACTGCATCAACGGCACGCTTCATCTCCAGTCAGGCATCCTCATGGCTCATAAACAGGAAGACCTCATCACCAAGCGCGGGCCCGTCCGCTACGACGAAAAAGCCTCCGCGCCGCGCTGGGTTGACTTCATCCATGAAATCATGGATGGCGATGAAGATCTGGTTGACTTCCTTCAAGTCGCCTCCGGCTACTCCCTTACCGGCCTCGTCACCGAACAGTGCCTATTTTTCTGCTACGGCACCGGAGCCAACGGCAAGAGCACCTTCCTCAACACCATGCTCGCCGTGTTGGGCGAGTATGCGACTCAGACCGATCCCAATATGCTGATGATGACCCACGATTCCACGCACCCCACGGGCATCGCCGACCTCAAAGGCATGCGCTTCGCCGCCTCGGTCGAAGTCGAAGAAGGCAAGCGCATGGCTGAAGTTCTGGTTAAGCAACTCACCGGAGGAGATACCATCACCGCCCGGCGCATGCATCAGGATTTTTTCAGTTTCCACCCTACCCACAAAATCTGGCTCGCCGCTAATCATAAGCCACCCATCCGAGGCACGGATGTCGGTATATGGCGACGTATCCGCACCATCCCATTCACCAAAACCTTCTCCCCCGCCGATCAGGATAAAAATCTTCAAAATACCCTCATGCTTGAATTGCCCGGTATCCTCAATTGGCTGGTCGATGGGTGCCGTAGGTGGTTCGAGCATGGCCTCGTGGCGCCAGAGGCCGTACAACAAGCCACGGAGGCTTACAAGGGCGAGATGGATACCCTCCAAAACTTCATTTCGCAATGTTGTGTCGTCGGGCCGGGCGTCAGGGTCCCTGCCAAACAGCTTTACAAGGTCTATTCCGACTGGTGCGAGTCCAACGGAGAGTTCGTTTTATCCCACAAGATGTTTTCCGTTCGGATCCGTGAGAAGCTGAAAATCGAGACTTCCAAGCTGGCTCACGACCATGCGACGTGGTATCTCGGAATTTCAATCCGAGAATGACTCTGCGTACCGATGCGAACCGATGCGAACCCTGTTTCCAGGTTTTAGCCCCCTGAGAGGTGCTAAGCGGAGAAACTGGAAACACGGTTCGCATCGGTTCGCATCGGTACGCAAATCCATAAATGTGCATCCCCACCATACTTGCATACACAGGTAGTTTCACTTACAACGAATCTACCACTCAATTGTGGTGTAAAGCATAGTAATAAACTCGTGTGAATTGTAAGCAGATGCGGGTGACTAATTTACTTTATGGTGAACCGAAAGTGTACTGCGTTTTTGGCAGATTGTTTTTTGTACAGATTATGGTTTTTATGGTTTTTTGTTGTAAGTCCTTATTTTTGATTTTTGATTTTTCAAATCTGCGCGGTATCGGGGGATCCTCCTACCCAACCACAACGACGAAATTCCGGGTACCCCCGTACCCAAATCAAAAAAACAGTGGAGGGATCTGAAATTATAAAATGCGAAGGTACTCTCAACAAGAATTTGCAGTAGCAAAATCTTGTCTCGACATGGGGAGATGCAGTAATTTGCAGTAGCAAAATTTCTGCGATGAATCACGACGATAATAACGATAATAAGATGAATCACGACGATAATAACGATAATAAATGGAACTCCGCTTCGCGGAGATAAGGAATCACGGAATAACGGAATAACGGAATAACGGAATAACGGAATAACGGAATAACGGAATAACGGAATAACGGAATAACGGAATAACGGAATAACGGAATAACGGAATAACGGAATAACGGAATAACGGAATAACGGAAT